TTACAAATAGTTTTACTACAGGTGCAACACTTAATGGTAATGTTATTGAGTTTGCTAATAGCTTATTAGGTTTAGACTATTATAACGTAGACTTAACATCATTAGTTAGTGGTAAGTTAGATACTACGTCATTTAATACATATACTGGTGATACTGAAACCATATTAGATGGTAAAGTAGCAAATACATTATTCAACACATATACTGGTGATACTGAAACAACATTAAATGGTAAGTTAGATATTACATCATTTAACACTTATAGTGGAAGTGTACAAACAGAATTAGACGCTAAGGTAGATACTACTTTATTTAACACCTATACTGGTGATACGGAAACTGCGTTAGGTACTAAATTACCAACAACAATTTTTAACTCATATACGGGTAGTGTTGTAGATGTTCATGTTTCTAGCGGTAACGCAAATGCAGGAACTCAACAACTATCATTTACAAATACAACTGGTGGAACATTTAATGTTACAAACTCAGCAGCTTTATTTAGTGATAACGATGTAAATGTTACAGGAGGTACTTATGACACTAATACCGGTTGTGTTACTTTCACAACAAATAGTGGTACTTCATTTAATGTATGTGGTTTTGTTACAGGAATTACAGACACATTCGTAACCGGTGGTACACTAACTGGTGAAAACTTAGTATTAGAAAGAAGTAGTGGTGTAGATGTTGGTAACATAGATTTATCAGGATTAGTTAGTGGTAAATTAGAAATAACATTATTTAATACATACACAGGAGATACACAAACTGCTTTAGGAAATAAAACAGATAATACAAACTTTGTTTCTCACACAGGAGATACAACAATACATTATACGAAAGGGAGTATAAATCTTAGTGATTTAGGTAGTAGTGCACATACTCACTCAATTAGTGAAGTTGTAAATCTACAAACTGAATTAGATACTAAGGTAGAAACAACTTTATTTAACACATACACTGGTGATACAGAAACTGCGTTAGATACTAAGTTATCAACTACTTTATTCAACACTTATACTGGTGATACAGAAACTGAGTTAGGAACTAAAACAACTAACACTAATTTCACATCACATACAGGAGATACAACAATACATTATACAAAAGGAAGTATAAACTTATCTGATTTAGGTAGTAGCGCACATACTCACTCAATTAGTGATGTTGTAAACCTACAAAATAATTTAGACGCTAAGGTAGCAACTACCTTATTTAACACATATACTGGCGATACAGAAACCGCATTAGGAAATAAATTAGCAATCACAACCTTTAATTCATATACAGGTAGTGTTGTTGATGTATTTGTTTCTAGTGGTAATGTAAATGCAGGTGCACAACAATTATCATTTACAAATACGACTGGTGGAACATTTAATGTTACAAATGCTGCGGCATTATTCAGTGATAATGATGTAAATGTTACTGGTGGTACTTACAATATCAATACTGGTTGTGTTACATTTATGACAAATAGCGCAACTACGTTTGATGTATGTGGGTTTGTCACAGGTTTAACAGATACTTTTGTTACTGGTGGTACATTATCAGGTACGGATTTAGTATTAGAAAGAAATAGTGGAGTAAATGTTGGTAACATAGATTTATCAGGATTAATAAGTAATTCAGCGTTAGTTGGTTCTTATTTAGATGAAAGAGTTGCTAGATGGAACTCTACAACAAATACTTTACAAAATGGACTTATAAGAGATGATGGAAGTACAGTCTCTATTGGTGGTGGACCTTCGGCAAGTAATACATTCTTTGTCGATAATACTTCATTAACTGTTTCTATTCTTGGTCAAACACAAGATGGAAATAGTAATCAAACACATTCGGTTAGAGCATTGAATAAAAATGGTAGTGCTGGTAATAATGCTTATGCAACAGGTATATTTGCAGAATCTAGACCAACAGGAACACCAACTAATGGTATATATACTGCAGGTAGATTTTTGCAAGGTAATTTTACAGAACTTAGTTCTGCAAGTCAATTAGAATTAACCGCATTACAAATACAAGTTGATACAAATACGGGGTCCGATGAATTACATGGAATTAATTTTGATAAATTTGACATAAACGATGCAGTAAGTGGAAATGCTTATGCAATAAAAATTGGTGGATTTACAGGTGCCGGTGTCGTATCAGGAACTAAATATGGTATCTACCAATCAGGGTCTGAGAAAAACTACTTAGGTGGTGTATTACAATTAAATTCTGTTGGCGCAGCAACTCCAGTTACAAACTTAGGAGTAGACGCTAGTGGTAATATTGTTAGTGGAACCACTGGAGCATCAGAAATTAATGGGTTATCAGATGCTCGCACATTAGCCACTAGTCAAATTGGTATAGGTAGTGGGGCTTTAGCATCCGTAACTACATCAGATAGTTTTAATACAGCTTTAGGTGTAGATGCTGCCACTTTATGGACAGGAACACATAGTGTTTTTGTTGGTTCAGATGCGGCACAAAGTTTTGTAAATGGTAGTTATAATGTTGTTATTGGGCATAATGCTATGGGTAATAGTGGAGGTGCTAGTACTTCAATAGCTATTGGGTCTAGTGCTTTACTAGGTGCTACGGGATTAGGTAATATCGCAATTGGAAACTCAGCAGGTTCTAGTATTACATCAGGTACACGTAATATATTTATAGGACGTAATGCCAATGGACTTAATACAAGTTCTTACCAAATTGCAATTGGTGATTTAGCAACAACACAAGCAAGTTCATTAGCTTTAGGTAGATCTGGTCGAATTTTATTACATGGTGAGTTTGCAACAGCTAGTAGAACTAAATTAGGTGTAAACTTAGGTAATACATATAGTGCACCAACAGCAAACCTTCAAGTTAAAGGTAACGCAAGTGACACTACTACTTTTTTAGTAGAAAACGGTTCGGGTTCTAGTATATTTCAGGTAGATGAAGATGGTACTATAACAGGTAATGGATTAGGTGATGTATCTAAGGTTGGAACACCTGTAAATAATCAAATAGGTGTGTGGACTGGTGATGGTACATTAGAAGGTGATACCGGACTTACTTGGAACACAGCACAAATTGAAGTAACAGACTCCGATAATAATTTAACAGAAGTTCGTGCTGATTGGGTAAGGGTTTACAATGAAACTGATGACGCGAATCTTTTCTTATATGGGTACGGTGCTGGTCACAGAGGTGAAATTGTTCTTGGTGCCGCAAACGGTGATAGGACAACACCAACAGCTACATTGAATGGAAATAATGTTGCAACAATTTCAGCCTATGGTCACTCTGGAACTGGTTTCAGACAAGGTGGTAATATATCATTTGCGGCAACAGAAAATTATACAGAAGGAACTAACTATGGAACAAGATTTGTTATACAAACCGTTGCAAATGGATCAACTACTTTAGTAACAAGATATGCTACTGATGGAGACGGGAATCATGATTTTACTGGTGATGTTAGTATTACAGGTGATGTTGGTATTGGAGCAGCTATACCGCAGGAAAAACTACATGTATCAACAGGAAATGATGTAGACTCAGGTAATATAACATTTTTAATTGGTGGAACTGCTGGTACTAATGCAAGAACTGGTAGAATAATAAAAAATACATCAAGTCCTTATGAAATGACTATAAGGGCAAATGATTTTGTTACTGGTGGTAATTTAATATTAAATGATACTGGTGGTAATGTTGGTATAGGAAAAACTTCACCTACCGAAGCATTAGATGTTAGTGGTAATACAGTAATGAGTGGTACACTTAATATTGGTACTGTTAATACAGGAACACCAGTTAAAAACTTAGCTGTAGATTCTAGTGGTAATGTTGTTGAAGCAACTGCATCAAATGATGGTGTAACTACAGTTAAAATGTTTAACGCAACACCAGACCAGGAATTATATGACGATGGTAATATAGAAATACATTTAGACGATGCTGCTACAGATGATATAGAAGTAAAAGTACTTACTAACCCTAGTAGTGGTAATGTACAGTTTGGTTGGTGGTCACCTAGTGATACATCTGCTGGTAGTGCTTCATTAAACATAGCTTCTGGACAAACACCATTAAATGGTAACTTCGGTGATGATGACACAATGCAAATAAGAATATTTGCACCTAGTGATTCTACTTATCCTTATTGGGAAGTAAACATAACTAAAGGACCTTCTGGTGATCCATTAGTTATAAGGGTTACTAAATGGGCAACGTTTGATTAAAATATAAAAAAGATATAAAAGTGGAGAGTGTAATTACTCTCCATACATGTCTTTAGGTTTATCACACTTTTCTTTGATAATTTTCTCTACAAACGCAAACATCTTTAGTCCATGCTCATCACAATACTTTTTTAGTAGTTCATGTGTAGATGGGGTAATCTTTAGATTTTTAGTCCTTTTCATAGACATTTTAATATAAGTATGACAAAAGTATGTTTTTTTTCACACTAAATGTGAATATAATACATTCATTTGAGAAACTTTGGTAAAAACCAATATATTTATAATGGAAAGAATATTATAATAAAACAAAATAAAAATTAAATTAAATGGCATCAACAGACAGAATATTTGTAAGTCCAGGTGTATTCACCTCAGAAAAAGACTTAACGTTTGTAACAAGACAAGTTGGAGTTACCACATTAGGTTTAGTGGGAGAAACCCCTAAAGGTCCAGCATTTGATCCAGTATTTATTTCAAACTATGATGAGTTCCAAAGATACTTTGGTGGGTTAAATAGTGAGAAATTTGAAGGAACTGGATTTCAGAAATATGAATTAAATTATATATCTAAATCATTCTTATCACAAACAAATCAATTGTATGTGTCAAGGGTATTAGGGTTATCTGGTTATAAAGCAGGTGCGGCTTGGTCGTTAACTATTGATGCAGATGTAGATTCTTCTACTACTGCAACAACAACTACTTCTTCAGTAGTAACATTATTAACTTATTCAGCATCTACTGCAGGGACACCTACTACTTTAGTATGGGGTGATGCAAATTTAGAAGCTTTATATGGTGCTGGAGAAATTACTAGTAGCTTTACTAACTTAGGTAATGTTGCAGATGGTGGTACTATTTCAATAACTTCACCTAAGTATGTTAAAACTGGAAATAGTTTCAGTGGTGCTACTTTTGATATGGAGGTTACTGAGAGAGGAACAACTTCTGGTGGTTCAATTGTAACTGGTGTGACTTCAGGAACTGTTGTTACATATACAGGAACATCTTATAGTGATATTGAAGATAGAGTTGTTGCTACTTTAAGAAGTAGAGGGTCAGTTAATTCAGATGAATTAATGGAGTTTGATGTTACCGCATCAACATCGGTTAATATCTCTACAATTGTAGATAGTTCTGATCCATTATCTAATTTCTCTATTACAGGTACAAACAAAGATAGTGAATCTTTCATATATAACATATCTTTAGATACTACAAAGAAGAATTATATAACAAGAGTATTGGGTGTTTCACCACAAGATAAAGATGGTGAGTTATTTGTTGAAGAAATTTACCAAAATAGTTTGGATGACTTAAATGCCGCTGGAAAAGTAAGAGGTATTAACTCTACTATAGTTCAGATGTCTGGTTCATTAAATGATTATAGTGAGGAATATCAATCAGCAGCATCACCATATGTTTTATCTGAATTAAGAGGTGGTAAATTAGAAAGGTTATTTAGGTTAATTACTATTTCTGATGGAAACGCAGCAAACAAAGATATTAAAATTTCAATTATTAATATTAAACCAGATGAAAAAACTTTCGACTTAATTGTTAGAAAATTTTATGACAACGATTCTAAACCAACTATTGTTGAAAAGTTCTCTAAACTTTCAATGAACCCAACAGACAGTGGATTTATTGGTAGGAAGATTGGTACTTCAGATAGTGAGTTTGTATTAAAGAGTAAATATATAATGGTTGAATTATCAAAAATATACCCTACAGATGCTTATCCAGCAGGATTTGAAGGTGTTGTAGTAAGAGATTATGAAGGTGACAATGTAGACGGTGTTGCACCAAAAATTGAATATAAAACATCTTATACAGATACAGAAAAGAAAAGAAAATCTTATTTAGGTCTTAGTACTTCAATAGGTATTGATCAAGACTTCTTTAATTACAAAGGACAAGATGCTTGGACTGGTAAGACTGATGGTTTCCATATGGATTCAGGTGTTACTACAACAACTATCGGAACCACAACTAACACTTTCCAAGTAGGTTCTGCAGAGTTTAGAAATGATGCAGATTTAGTTGGAACTGATTATGAAAAATTAGATTCTAGAAAATTCACATTCGCACCATTTGGTGGTTTTGATGGATGGGATATCTATAGAACTCAAAGAACTAATGGGGATGCATATACAATAAACGGAGCTAAGGGTAAATTAGGTGGACCTAGTGGTACTGAACAATTTGGACCTTATATTACTCCTACATTAACTGATGGTATAACTTCTGATTACTATGCATACTTTAAGGGTATTAGATCATTTGACAATCCAGAATCAACAAATATTAATATATTTGCTACACCTGGTATTGACAGTAGAGATAATGTTTCATTAGTTAACGAAGCAATTGATATGGTAGAAGAAGAAAGAGCGGATTCATTATATATTATTACAACTCCTGATACTGATAGTAGTGGTGTAGTTGCAATGACTACAGATGAAGCTGTTGACGTAGTTGCAGATTCAGGAATTGATTCTAGTTATTCAGCTACTTACTTCCCATGGTTGCAGATGCAAGATACTGAGAACAATCAATATGTATGGTTACCACCAACTGTTGAGGTTGTTAGAAACATTGCATTGACTGATAACGTTGCTTTCCCTTGGTTCGCTACAGCGGGTGTAAATAGAGGAACAACAAACGCAATCAAAGCAAGAACTAAATTAACTTTAGATCAAAGAGATACGTTATACGAAGGTATGATTAACCCAATGGCGACATTCTCAAATGTAGGTGTAGTTATATGGGGTAATAAAACTTTACAAAGTACAGAAACTGCACTTAACAGAATCAACGTTAGAAGATTATTGTTACAAGCTAGAAAACTTATTTCAGCAGTTTCTATCAGATTGTTATTTGAACAAAACGATTCAGTTGTAAGAAACCAATTCTTATCATTAGTGAATCCAATTTTGGATAACATTAGAAAGGAAAGAGGTTTAACTGACTTTAGAGTACAGGTAGACAACGATCCAGAAGCTATAGATAGAAACGAATTAAATGGTAGAATCTTTATAAAACCAACAAGGTCGTTAGAGTATATCAGTGTTGAGTTTAACATTACTAATACAGGTGCAAACTTTGATGATATCTAATAAAAAAATAATATGGGGAGAATTTCTCCCCATTTTTTAAAATATAATATTTATATAAAAAATATATTATGACAATCAAATTAACAGAAACAGATTTAAGGAAAATGAATCGTAGTAATAAAGCTTCTATAATTATTAAAGAAAATTGTAATAAAGTAATAAGAGAAAATAAAACAATTAGTTACGATCAATTATTTAACACTATATGTGAAACAAGTAATGCATTACATAGAAAAGGTGTTAAATCAAACCAAATTAACGAAGGTATCATGGATGCTTTAGGTTCAATTTTTGGAAATAGTCCAGATGGATTTATGCAATCATTTAAAGAAAGAATTATTTCTTTTATCCTACCAAAAATAGGTATTGACGGTGAGTTACTAAGTTTCTTAAAAGTTGCATTAGGTAACTTAGAGTTTTCAGACCTTAAATTATTTTTATCTCCATTAGATAACTGTGAGAAAATCGCAGATGTCTTAACTGATAGTATTATTGAGTATTTAGGTGAATACTTATTAAGAAAAATGGATGTAGGTGGAGGATGGATTTCTGACACATTCAGAAATGCAGCTTTCGAAGCACTTAATAACGATGGTTTCGTACAAGATTTACAAGATAAATTTGCACCAATGTTTTGTGAAAAAATTAGATCAGCTTTCGGTTCTAACGCAGAAGAAGTAGTTGGTCAAGATATTGTAGATAATGTAGAGTAATATTTATAAAAAAAAGATGAAAGTACAATTAACAGAATCACAGTATAACAGATTGGTAGAATTTCAAAAAAGAGCTTACTCTTTTGATTGGGATGATAATATTCTTAACATGCCAACACATATTCACTTAGAGAAGAAAGTTGGTGATGAGTATGTACCAGTAGATGTATCAACATCTGAGTTTGCAGAAATGAGACATTTGGTTGGGACTGAGTATAGACTATTAAATGATAATCCTTTAGAAGCATTTGTTGATTTTAGAGATTATGATGCATTTATTAGAGATACTAAAAAAGCTATTGAAGATGGTTCATATGGACCTAGTTTCAGTAAGTTTAAAG